CTCCACTATAGACGCTAATACATTCTAGCAAATTATTCTATCCTAAATAATTCGACGGGTACTACCTCTATCGAATATTTCTACTCGACTCAGTTCGATATTCACCATTGATGGGTCCCAACAGAAGCACAACTAATTAAAGTCAGCTCTGCACCACCAATGGCTAGGAAGTCTATCCTATGTAAGTTTCCAACCTTACATAGGCCGCTTTTCGATATTTATCTAGAGCAGTAACTAGATGTTCTCCAGCTAATTAAAGCCAGAGGGGGTGGGTTCATGCCACATACACGTTTTCTTATTTTTTCTATGAGAAGGTAGCCCACCACTACCTCCTTCGCCATACATTTCAAATAAATCAGATCTTAGATCACCAGACCAATATAATTGCCGTAATTCACTTTCACTCAATCCAGTATAATCTACATTGAACGCTTCTTTGAAACACGATTTTAATTCTCCCCATACTACTTGATATGTTTCAGGCGAGTGCAAGAATAATTCACGTTGAAGCGAGTTCATCTTCTGACGTGTTATTTCTTCATCTCTAGCTCCGTCATGAACGAATCCTGCCGACGCCTTCAAAACATTGAGATTCAAAGGTCCTACTATATCATTAATAAGTCTATGTGCAAAGAAAGATCTCTTCAAAAATGTAATGTCACGTAATGGTACAAAAGGTTTCGTATGTTGTTTCTTACCAGCTGTAGTAAATCCTAATCCCAAGTCACGCATTACTGCAGAATAAGTTACAGCATTAAATAACATTTTTATTCTTTCCGCCACACCAACAGCCAAATCATCACCGTATATAATAGCAAAAATGTCCATAAAAAATTGTTGAACTTTTTCATCATCAGTTCCAGGCATCTTACTGCCAACCAAGATATACCAAGCATATGCCAAATACATTTCATTAATAAGTGAGTTGTATAAAGCAGTGATACCATGGCCACTTGGTACCGAATGTGTTGTTAAATACGATAAATCTTTACCTATCCGTGTGGTTTCATATAAAAATGATAATATAAATGTTGCGATCTGTTTAAAAGGTGACCAATTACCTAATTCTTCATTTAATTCTTCCTGAAATTCTCTACGCATTCCTCCATCCCAAATCTCATAATCTCCATCGAAATGATTAAGCCACATCCTCAGTTTGTTCCACATTAAGCTCCATTCAGGACTAGTTGCATTGATCCCTATCATAATTCCATGATCCATTCGACTTTTCATAGTCATCGCACATAATGAACCAAAATATTTTCGAATCAATGCTGTATAGTGTAATGGACCTGCAGCAAAACACCGAGGCTTTTGACGTTTCTCATAATCGCGTACTTCATCTTTATTTTGATCTGTAAATACCACAGAGGAATATAATTTCGTATTTTTCATAGCCAGTCGTTCTACTTCCGACATCATATCAAGAACTTTTTGTGACAATCTTTTTCCGTGTATGTGATCTTTAACTAAACCATTCAAAGGATGTCCAGCCGAAGCATCCTTATTCAGACCATTCAAAACTCCGCGTTCATCTTTAAATCCAGATACCACTTCCTCTTCTGTCAACACTGGTATTTTCTTTCCTCCAAGAATCTTATCTAACCGAGCATGAATCACTTTTCTTGCAAACTTCAAAGCAGCCATATTCACAGGATTCTCCGAAACACCCAAATTCTTTTTCCTAGATCTATCATAAGTACCAATGACTTCGCCATTTTCCAATTGAACTTTACCTCCCAACTCCGCCGGAGCTCTTAGAGGCATCCCATCAGGGCACAAAATTTTACTTTTCAACATTGGAGTTAGCATAGCCGAAGGCACTATTCCAGATTTAAGAGAAACATATCTAGGGATCGGTTCTTCCAATTCAATAGCTCCTTTTATGTCCGAATTTTCTTTAATTGGTATTGCTGTGGTTTCTTCTATTCCAAGCACAAAATCCTTTAACTCCTTATTCCAAAATCGAACATATCCAGTACCTTTAGCATTTCCCGCTACATGCCACCCGACAATATACCCATCAAGAGTAACCGCAAGTGATCCGCAAAGACCTAAAGCTCCTTCTGCTTTGCCATCGTAATGATGGGCAATTCCATTTTTAAATGAATATGCCCGGCGACCAACACGATACAATCCAGAAGTTACTTCAGCCCTCGTTGGACTTCCTATTGGTAATACTCCTTCAGAGCACACTAGGTACATGTCTTTTGACGATGGGTCTTTTAACATTGATTTTTTC